AAGAGTAGTAAGAGGTTATATCACTTTAGTGATCTAAGTGCTACAGCAAAGAAAAAAGCAACATCTCAAGGAAAGAAGTAACATGGCTAAGAAACCAATGACTAAGAAACAACAAATGAAGGCGGGTATCCGAGGGGCAACTAAACAGTATGATGTTGGGTATCGAGATACACCTAATTCTGAGGCTGTATTAACTGCTGGTGAAAAGAAGAAAGCAAAGGCAGCGCTGGATGATATTTCTAATGCTTTGAAGATGAGTGCTGGCGGTGTTGTTGGTAAGAAAAAGGGTTACAACAAAGGCGGCTACTGTGGTGCATCTATGCCACCAAAGAACCCTGTTAAGCGTGGTAAATCATAATGGCTAAGTACTACGATAAGTATAAGAAGCAGCTTAATGCTGCAGGTTACACTATTGATAATGATGGCATGGTATGGGATGCTAATGGCAACCAAGCTGCAGGTGAGGATCGTTTTGGTAACGTGCAAAGTAAAGATCCTAACGTTACTCAGATCTGTAAGGACGCAGAGAAAGCAGGTATTTTTGATAAAGTAAAGAAAGCTGTTACTCCTAAGAAGAAAGCTAAGGCTAAGTAATGTCAATAGATGCACGTACATATACTACAGATACAGAAGCAGTTGTTATTACTGCTACTGCAGGTGGTGCTAGTGCTAACTTAGTATATACGTGTCCACCTAATCACGATGCTACTATAGATTTTTTACATGTTAGTAATGGTTCTAATTCCACTCATAACGCTAGTGTTCAGTGGTATCACGCAGACACAACCTCTTATCACCACTTAATAAATGCAAAGGCAATAGCCGGTCACGATGTTTACAATATTGTAACGTCTGATAGGATACATTTACATGCTGGGGATAAGATTCTAGCATTTGATGGTTCTAGTGGTGGACTAGAGGTATTTATCTCAGTAAGGCAGTACTATAACCCTACGCGATAGCGGGTATGCACATTATATACCTACTATAGCGCTAACATATAAGTATAACTATCTCCATGCACACAGCAAAAAGGAGATAGTGCAATGTTTAAGAATTTACTGACACGTATTCAGAATCACCAGCAGCGTAGAGCAGACTACTGGATCTTGATGAATATGCGAGATAAAGAGCTTCACGATATGGGTATTTCTCGTGGTGAGATATACAATCGTGTATACGGTGAGTATAAGTGAGGTTAAGAAACAGTATTCCTGTTATTCTTAGCCTTACAGTTTTTACTCATGTATCATCTGGTGATACAGATAGACAGACAGGTTCTGGACTTAACAGAAGCTTAAATAAAAATAAAGCTTGCTTTTGTAGTAAAACTTCATAAAACTATAAGGCAAGACTATCTATAAAGGACAACTTCATATGGCAAGAAACCTCACAGAGAACCAACAAAAGTTTCTAGAAGTACTCTTCGATGATGCTGGTGGTGATGTTGTGCTTGCCAAGAAGTTGGCAGGTTACAGTAACGGCACACCGACTCGCATTATAGTGGAGGCACTTAAAGATGAAATTGCGGAAGCTACAAGATCTTATTTCGCCCGTACAGCGCCTAAAGCTGCAATGGCAATGGTACAGGCTTTGTCTGACCCTACAGAGCTTGGTATAAAAGATAAGATGAGTGCCGCTAAAGACTTGCTTGATCGTGCTGGACTTGGTAAAGTAGATAAAGTTGATGTTACCTCAAGTGGTGGCGTCTTTTATCTACCACCAAAAGAAGGTACTAACGAATAGTCAGACCAAAACACATAAGCAGAGACTTAGAGTATTGGGAGCTACCTAAACCAAAACGCGGCAAAGAGAAAGAGTGGCACGTTATAGCCAAGCTATCTAAGAAGCCGCCATTTGGTTATGAGATACACCCTGACAATGAAAACTTGTTACAGCCTATACCGCTTGAGTTAGAAGCCTTAGAGCTTGCAAAGCGGCATCTTCAACAGTATAGTTACAGAGATGTAGCTAATTGGCTCACAAAACAAACTGGACGTAGCATATCACATGCAGGTCTTAGACAGAGAATAGATATTGAGCGAAGACGTAAAAAAGCTGCTACAATTAAACGGAACCTTGCCAAGCGGCTCGAAACGGCGTTATCCGAAATCGAGAGGCTCGAAAAAGGCCGTGTCGGCGCGTACTCAGAAGAGTGAGGATGTAGTTGTCACACCAAAAGAGACTGTGCCAGCGCAAGTAGTTGCTGCAGAGTTTGACGTTGAGGCAGCACAGGATGTGGTATTTAAGCCAAACCCCGGCCCTCAAACGGACTTCCTAAGTGCCTCTGAACGTGAGGTACTATACGGTGGTGCAGCAGGTGGCGGTAAGAGTTATGCAATGCTTGCTGACCCTTTACACGGTTTAAATGATCCAAACTTTAGTGGGCTACTTGTACGACATACTACAGAGGAATTACGTGAGCTTATTCAGAAAAGCCAAGAGCTTTACCCTAAAGCTGTTCCGGGTATTAAGTGGTCTGAGCGTAAAAGTCAGTGGACTACTCCGAAAGGTGGTAGGCTCTGGATGTCGTATCTTGATAAAGATATGGACGTTACTCGTTACCAAGGTCAGGCGTTTAACTGGATAGGCTTTGACGAGCTAACTCAGTGGCCTACCCCTTATGCGTTTGATTACATGAGGAGTCGCTTGAGATCTGCACATAGTACGGACTTAGGTTTGTATATTCGTGCTACAACAAACCCTGGCGGCAGCGGCCATGCATGGGTTAAAAAGATGTTTATTGACCCTTCTCCTTCTAATAAAGCATTCTGGGCAACTAACATAGAAACAGGGGATACCATTACGTTCCCTAGAGGTCACAGTAAAGAGGGTCAACCTCTGTTTAAGCGTAGGTTTATACCTGCCAGTCTGTTTGACAATCCATACCTAGCCGATACTGGTGATTACGAAGCTATGCTTTTGTCTTTGCCAGAGCACCAAAGAAAACAACTATTAGAGGGTAATTGGGATGTCAATGAAGGAGCAGCTTTCCCAGAGTTTAACAGATCCCTTCATGTCATTGACCCTTTTGAAATCCCAGACAACTGGGTTAAGTTTAGAGCTTGCGACTACGGCTACGGTAGTTATACAGGAGTTTTATGGTTTACTGTCGCTCCCGACGAACAGCTTATCGTCTACAGGGAGCTTTATTGTTCTAAAGTTACAGCTTCTGATTTAGCTGATATGATACTGGAAGCGGAATCTAATGATGGTGGTATGCGATATGGTGTTCTGGATTCTAGTTTATGGCATAACCGTGGTGATACTGGGCCATCACTGGCTGAACAGATGAACATGAAGGGTTGCCGTTGGCGTCCTTCTGATAGGTCTAGAGGCTCTCGTGTAGCTGGTAAGAACGAAATACACAGGCGTCTGCAGGTAGATGAGTTTACTGAGAAACCAAGACTTGCTTTTATGAGTAACTGTATTAACACCTTATCCCAAATACCTATTATCCCTCTAGATAAAAAGAACCCAGAGGATGTAGACACTAAAGCAGAAGACCACCTATATGATGCCCTACGCTATGGCGTTATGACAAGACCCCGTAGTAGAAGTATATGGGATTTCACGCCTGACAAACCAAATCAGGGCTTTCAAGCACAAGACACAACATTTGGATACTAAAACATGGCAGATATTGACGAAGTAACTTTTGATACAGATGAAGTTGTAGCTGCAGAGGACGCAGAGGATAGCATCTTTGAAGCTAAATCTAGCATTGTATCCTTTGTTGATGAACGCTTTAACAGAGCAGAAGATGCCCGAAAAAGTGATGAAGATAGGTGGTTACGTGCTTACCGCAACTATCGTGGTTTGTACGGGCCAGATGTAAAGTTTACAGACACAGAAAAGTCTCGTGTATTCGTTAAAGTCACGAAGACTAAGACCTTAGCTGCATATGGGCAGATTGTTGACGTACTGTTTGGGAACAATAAGTTTCCTATGTCAGTAGATCCATCTATTTTACCAGATGGCGTTGCTGAATCCGTACACATCAATATTGACCCTAATGCCGCAGCCGCTGGTGAAGCACTTAAAAGTGTAACACAAGACAAGCCTTCACGGCCCTACTTACTTGACGGTAATGAGAAGCTAAAACCCGGAGAAACGTTAGAAGATCTAAAGCAACGTTTAGGGCCACTCAGCGACAAGTTAGAATCCGTATCAGAAAAGGTTGTCGAAGGTGATGGCACAACGCCTACCACTGTTACATTTCACCCTGCTATGGTTGCAGCTAAACGAATGGAGAAGAAGATCCATGACCAGCTAAATGAGTCTGGTGCTTCTTTACACTTACGTTCTATGGCGTTTGAAATGGCTCTACTTGGTATGGGTGTTATGAAAGGCCCATTTGCTGTAGATAAAGAATACCCTAACTGGAATGATCAAGGTGAGTATGACCCTCTTATAAAGACTGTACCTGAGTGCAACCATGTAAGTGTGTGGAATTTCTACCCTGACCCAGAAGCTACATCTATGGATGACGCTGAGTACACTATTGAGCGTCACAAGATGTCACGCACACAGCTACGCTCCCTCAAGACACGCCCCTACTTTATGGATGATTCTATAGACATGGCGGTAGCCAAAGGCCCAGACTATGTGCAGAAGCACTGGGAAATGACTATGGAAGACAATCAGGTTCATGCTGAGTCTGAGCGTTGGGAAGTGTTAGAGTTTTGGGGTTTTGTTGATACAGACATCTTAGAAGAGCACGGTATTAAGATACCTACTTCTATGAAAGACTTAGATGAAGTAAGTGCTAACGTGTGGATCTGTAATGGAGAAGTACTACGTATGGTACTAAACCCGTTCAAGCCATCACGTATACCTTACTATGCTACCCCATATGAGCATAACCCATACAGCTTCTTTGGTGTAGGTATTGCAGAAAATATGGATGATACTCAAACACTTATGAATGGCTTTATGCGTATGGCTATTGATAATGCGGCACTAAGTGGAAACTTGATCATCGAGGTTGACGAAACAAACATGGTTCCGGGCCAAGACTTATCTGTGTACCCGGGAAAAGTGTTTAGGCGTCAGGGGGGTGCAATGGGGCAGAGCATCTTTGGCACCAAGTTTCCCAACGTAGCACAAGAAAATATGCAACTGTTTGATAAGGCAAGAGTTTTAGCGGATGAAAGCACTGGTTTCCCTTCTTTTGCTCACGGTCAGACAGGCGTGTCTGGAGTGGGTCGTACTGCTTCTGGTATTAGTATGCTTATGTCTGCTGCCAACGGCTCTATCCGTACTGTAGTAAAGAACGTGGATGACTACTTGATTCGCCCTCTAGGTAAGGCATTCTTTGCATTCAACATGCAGTTTGACTTTGATGAGAAGATTAAAGGTGATCTAGAGGTACGTGCGTCTGGTACAGAAAGCTTAATGGCTAACGAAGTACGGTCACAGCGTTTGATGCAATTCTTGCAAGTTGCACAGAACCCAGTACTGGCACCTTTTGCTAAGATGGACTACATCATTCGTGAGATTGCTAAGTCTATGGATCTTGACCCAGACAAGGTTACTAACTCCATGCAGGATGCGGCTATTCAAGCTGAGATCTTGAAGGGCTTTCAGCAGCCCGCACAGCCCCCTGCAGGGCCAGAAGGTGTTGCAGCACCAGAGGGTGCTCCACCTCAAGGACAAGGCCCACAGGGCGTAGCTGATACGTCTGGTGGCGGTGGTTCGCAAATGGGTGTAGGAACAGCCCCAACACCAGATGAGCAAGGGTTTAGTGGTAATGTCGCTTAAACAGTTTGTAAATAACAAACAAGCTATCGAAGAATTTTATGCACACATAGATGATCTAGTCACTATACAGCATAGAATCATTGAAAGCGCAGATACGCCTGTAGAAGTACACAGGGCACAGGGTGCAATTAGTGTGCTTAGACGATTAAAGCTACTCAGGGAGACAGTCAATGGATTTAGTAAGTAAACAGACTGATGAGGCACTAGGCTGGGCAGCAGAGTCTGCTAAAGCTGTTGAAGATGCCCCACAAGTCAATACTGACTTATCCTTTAAAGACGCAGCTACTTTTGTTGCATCAGCTACACCTGTCATTGGTGATGCTATGGCAGCTAAAGAAGTATATGATGAATTAAATAAAGAAGACCCAAATTACTTTCTCGCGGGTGCACTAGGCGGGGCGGCTGTTATAGGGCTTGTTCCGGGATTGGGTGACGCTGCAGCTAATGCGATAAGGGCTGGTGCTAAAAAGGCTGCAGAGACTGTAAAGCGTGTTGAGGTTGACCCCAATGCGTTAGGTAGTATGGGTGGTAATATTAGGTTAAAGGGTGAGGTCGGAACAGGCATACCAAAAGTAAACATGATTGCAGATACCCCTGCAGGATTAGATAATAAAACAGTAACGCAGTCTGCTGTTGATCTTATGAACGAACCTGCTTTTGGAGAAGGTTTTGCTGAAAAGTTACAGAAAGTTGCTGCTGAGAATAGTATTGCTGCAGGAGATAAAACTTTTTCGCCAATGCAAGTTTATACTGAATTAAAAGACAGAGTAAATAGCGACGATTTTACAGTAGTGCCCTCAAAGCCCAGAGTTAATGAAGATCTCGCTGGTAATCCACAATTAGATAATGCTGCCTACACTGAAAAAATGTCATCCTTTGATGTAGTGGATGATGTTACAGAGTGGAAGGATAATGTCAAAAAGTTTATTAAAGAAAGTCGTGATGTAGACCCTGTTGTTAGAACACCAGAATTAGAAGATGCTGCTCAAAAGTTAGTAGATAAAGAGATTACTAGACAGGACTACTTACAGGTAGTTGATAAGAATAAACCCGTTACGGGGTGGGATCAACTTCCTAGAGAACCCTCTACAAAAGCTATGGTTTACTCTCTTAAACCTAATCAGGTAGAAGGTGGTAGTTTTGTGCTCTCCCCAGAAGATGCTTTTGATTTAGGTGTAAATCAGTCTAGTCTCTCCATAGGTGATTTCTTTGATGGTAGATTAGATGTAACAGCCTATAAAGAGTTTGATACGTGGATTGTTGCAGGTGCAAAGCAAGGGGAAAAAGGGCAACATTATGCTAAAGCTATTCATTATCAAGGTGGTGACGGTAAACCTGTAATACTTTTAAACTCTGATAAGCCTAAAAAATATGAGAGTAATATTAAAACAGGTGAACGCATAGGTTCTGCACAAAAAAACCCTAAAGGCGATATATATGGTAAAACACCTTATGCAGCTATTAGTGGTTACATAAAAGATTTGGATGTAGACAGTATACGTAAAGTAGCTGCAGAATTATTAAATGACCCTCAGTGGGTGCAGTTAGGTTTTGATCCAAGGAGACAGGGTAACTTCTATGTCCGAAAAGAAAAGTCAAACGCACCGCTTCACGCTGTAGCTACATCAGCGGAAGAGGTGATACAAATTGGGCCATTAGTTTTAGCTAAAAACCCTGTACTGGATTTAGATTACCAAGGATATAATAAAGGTGGAATGGCTATGGATGAACAAACTAGAATGGCCTTTGCGCTTGGTGGCTCAGTAGAGGATGTAGATCCTGTATCAGGTAATGAAGTGCCACCGGGATCTCTTCCAGAAGAGGTACGTGATGACATTGATGCAAGGCTTAGTGAGGGTGAATATGTCGTACCCGCTGATGTAGTACGCTTTTATGGTGTTAAATTCTTTGAGGATCTCCGCACACAAGCCAAAGAAGGCTTTGCTGATATGGAAGCCAATGGTCGCATAGGTGGAGAGCCACTGCCACCAGAGGGTATGGAAATGGTTGAGCCAGAGGGCGAAGACTTCCCGTTTGACATATCTGAGCTACAGACAGTCGCAGAAGATCAGCCTATGGTCAATATGAAGGATGGCGGCTACTTAAAAGGCTATAATGAGGGTGGATTTGAGGCACCTGCTGCACAGGGTATACCTGACGTTTCTTCTATATTTGAAACAAACTTTATGGCAGATAATATTGAGTATAAAGTGTATACCGATCCTAGAACCGGCGCTAAGACTACTTTACGATTTGTTAATGGGGTTCCTGATGCTGCAGCACAAGCATTAATTGATATAGGGTATACAGCATCTGAAGGATCTGATTCCAGTCCAGAAGTTGAAATAGACCAGCCTGATACAGGTGAGTCATCTTCAGTAAACCCTAATTCTGAAGTAAGTGCGTTTAAAAACGAAGAAGAGAAAGTAAAAGCTGCTGAAAATACTTTTAAAGATTACAGCGATGATGACCTATTTAGCTTGGCAGAAAAATTAGGTGACCCAAAAGTAAACAAAGCAATTACAGGAATATCTAGCTTTGCTGGCCCTGTAGGTCTTATTGCCTCTATAGGTAAAAGGGTTGCTGGTTTCTCTGTAGCTAGAGAATTAGAAAAGCGTTACAAGCTTGCAAAGACTGACGAAGATAGAGATAAAATACAAAAGCTATTTGATGGTGTAACCACTAGAGGTAAAGAACGTGAGAAGGGTATTGCTGGCGGCGGCGGTCTACTAGGTGGCGGTGGAATCCTTCAAGATGTAGATGGTAGTGGTACAGTAGACTTTGGTGATACTTGGTTAGGAGATATGCTTGGGTTTGACGTAGGTGGTTCTGGTATTCAAGGCCCAAGTCAGTCAGATAGCTGGGATGGTGCAAGACGTACAGGTGGTACAGGTTCAAAGGCTAACCTAGACTTAGGTAAACATGTAGGTGCTGTTACTAAAGATGATATTACTAAACCTGCACCTAAACCTTCTAGTAATAGGGATAATGGCCCAAGTCTTGCAGAAAAAATGAGTAATACGGCTAAGCAGAAACAAAATGAAAAAGCTGCAAAAGAAGCTAAAGAACAGAGCGCACCAAGCTACAGCGGCTCTTCTGAAAAAGCAAAGGCTACATCACAAAAAACAGAATCTGAATTAGAGTCTTCCTATGGTATGCTTAACAAAGGCGGCTTGATGAAGAAGAACAAAAAGAAGAAATAACTAAACGACAATAAATAACTATAAGGCTACCCAGCTTAGGCTGGCCCCAACATAAAGGAGTAAGAAATGTCGGAAGCCCAAACTATTGCAGTTGAATCTGCATCACACATGCGTAATATGTCTCGCGTACAAAAGGATGAACAGGAGTTAGCTCAGCTTTTAAAAGATGCTGGCATAAAACAGGACGATGAAGAGCAAGAGGCCTCAACAGAAGAAGCTACTCAAGAGGAATCCAGTAGCCCAGAGCCTGTCGAAGCCACAGTACCACCAAAAGGTGATACCAAACAAGAAGAAGCCACAGAGAAAGCAGAAGCACCCTCAAAGGATGATGCTGATCTGAGTGCAGAAGAGAAGAGCTTTAAAAAGCGATACTCTGATATTCGTAAGTACATGCAAGAGAAAGATGCAGAGTATAAAGCTGAGTTAGATAAGCTAAAAGGTCAACTAGACTTAGCTGCTAAGAATGAGCTTGTACTACCTAAGTCAGAAGAAGAGATTGACGCTTGGACTAAGAAGTACCCTGACGTAGCTGGTATCATTGAAGCTATTGCAGATAAGA